ATTTATAAAGATGATTGATAATATTATAAAACATCATCATCATGGATCAAACAATTCTAAAACAACGATTCCCACAAATTGAACTTTCTTATGAGACAGACGCCCATAAGAAAGTTTTAAATTCAAAATACGACATTTGTGTGTCAATTCCCACCGGCAAAAAGTATTTTGCATGGTTTACGCATGAACCCGGCAATGCAACCGACGCATGTTATATAATCGACAAACAGGGCATTCATTTCAAACAGGTGCAAACTGCCAATTGTTCCACGTGTAAACTGTCTATTGGCACCATCGTCTATGGCACCCTGTGTGAACTACCTTGCAAAAGGAACTTCTTTGTCATCGAAGACATTCACAGTTATTCAGGGATAAGCATGAAACACATGACATTTGCTTCTAAAATGTCATACATCGTGAAAATCATTGATTTGGTGAATTGTGCAAATTCTTCGAGTCCAGAAATCACATTTGTGTTACCCTATATGGCGCGCATTGCTGCAAATGCATTGCCAAGCATCATTGACGACCCCATTTTCTACGATTCAATGCTTGACAAAACTGCGTATGTCACACACCACGTGCAGTTTCGCTCATCTACCCATATTGTCCCGCATCTCAACCACAATTATAAGAAAAACACAGCAAAACCACAACAGATGGATAATACACCTGTTGCATCCATCTTGCTGCCGCGCCAAGACTTGGACTTTTCCGCAGCATCGCGGAAACGAGAAGCAGTATTTTTGGTGTCTGCTGACATGGAGAGCGATATATACCATTTGCACTGTTATGACAACAAGTCAGCATCCCAATACACATATGTGGATGTGGCGCACGTGGGGACATACAAGGAAAGCAAACACATGAATGGTCTGTTTCGCAATATTCGCGAGAATGATGATATTGATTTGGGCGAGGAAAGCGAAGACGAAGACATGTTCCAAAACATGAATCCCGACAAATATGTGGACCTGTCAAAAAAAATAAAGATGCATTGTGTTTTCCAGAATAAATGGCGGCGATGGACGCCCGTTTCTGTGGTGGAAGACAAGGTGCGGGTTGTTAATATACATGAACTAGTTAAAGGACCCGTGCAGAATACACAACCAAGACCAAGACACGAGTATCCAAAGGCAAGACCTTATATGAAACGTTAAGGTTGAACCGGCACCGTGGCAATCTTGTTATACCCCTTCGGACACTCCTTCTTGGTTTGTTCAAACTCAAAACAATTATTTGCGGCATCCTTGTATTGAACCGTGTCTACATTTTCAGGTGTAGGATACACAAAGATTGTTCTGCGACTGGGGTTAAACACAGCAATGAAAATGAGTCCAAGTGCTAAACTAATTATAAACACAGGAATATTAATATAATTTGTAACGCCCATTGTTATAAATTATATGCATTCATTTATTTTGCCTTTTTTGATTTCTTTTGTTTTTTTGAATTGGTGTCTGAACTGTTGAACAATTTAATGAGTTCTTCTTCGGACAATGCTGGTGCTTGTGCTTGTGCCTGCACCTGTGCTGGTTTTAACCCAGATTTCTCCTGTTTTTCATCGCCAATTGATACTACATAATTGTTGGCACCAATTTGTTGGACTTGTGCTTGCGCTTGTTGGCGCTGTTCCATTTTCTTGCGCAATCGGTCTTTAGTTGCATTCTGTTTTGTCATTCGGTTTATCGCGTTCATGTCGACTTTGCCGCCCAGCGTCTTCTCCAGCATTTTCATAAAGGGCAAATCCTTCATCGATTTCATCATCTCGGCAAGGTCGCCTTTGCCTCCTCCAAGTCCCTTCATTTTCTCCATGATTCCGCCCATTTCTTCCATCATTTCCTCCTGTGAGATTTCGCCGTTCTTCATCTTGTCCTGCAATTTGGCAGCAAGGCGCTTGAATATCACAATCATCTTCTGCGGGTTCTTGATGATTTGCATCAAAATGTCCTTGCTTGATTTAGCATTTTGCATGTCTCCGTCACTAAATATTCCCTCCAATTCGCTGGTGAATTCATCCGTGAATTCCTTTGCCAATTTGCCCAATTTACCCTCTAGGAGACTCTTCATGTGTTCGTGCAACTCTTCCGGATTTGGCATATTGGCAAAAAAGTCCTTGGATGAATTTACTCCTTCTGTGTCTTCTGTGTCTTCTGCACCTTCACTTGGTGCAGAGTCCATCTTGCTGAAAAAATCAGAGATGCCCGTCATGGTTTCCGAGATTTTACTCTGTAAATCCTCCTCATTCATCGCCTCAAATATATTTGCCGAGTTGCCGAAATTCTTGGCATCCTTCATGGATCCCATCAAGGTAAAAAGCAGCAACTGCAAATACTTCCAAATGGAGTTGCGCGTGTTTTCACTGACGCCGTCGCAATTGTATAACAGGCGAAAATCAACACCGGGTAAAAAGGCAACATTTACTTTTGACCCAGGCGCAAAAATGTCGGCATTTGAATACAAGATGTCGAAAAATCGCTCAGGATAAATTGCTAAACAATAAGTGTGCAAGGAATCCAATGGGTTCTTTGAACCCTCCAAGGTCAAATTCGACCACAAGTGCGCATACTCGGGAAAAACCATCGTCAAATCCTTGGTAAAATCGGCAATAATAGATTCAAAGTTTTTAGGGGGTTCCGTGTCCATTATACTTAATGGAAATAATATTTAGAATGTTTCTATACTAATTTTGTTTGAAATGATATATCTTTGTGAAAAGATAACTGTAACTAAGCATGCCACCAAATGTGGCATGTGAAGTCGCATTCACAGAATGCTTTATAACCGATAAATTGTCTTTGTTATATTCAATAATTCTGCTTTGCAGAATTATGATATATAAATCGGCATTTCAAAGGTTAAAAGGTATAAAATTGTGTGCAGTAAATATAAGAAACGCGATGGATTCTACATTTATGATACGAATTGCATTTTTAATATTAATATTAATATCCTGTTTGACCGTCTATTACATGTTTGGCAAAGGATCGCAAAAAGAAGGATTTCTCATCGAAAATACCCTCGTGGATTTCAATGATCAAGGTGTCCCCGCAAATCCTCTGTATGACGAATATGGAAACCCCTTGACCGATGGGTATTATTTTACGCCCAATGTTTCCACCGGAAAATGGGACACCGGCGCCAAAGATTTCAAACAGTATATGTTGAAATCTGTCCCCTACGGGTATGTAGCAACCACCGACAAGAAATCCATTGTCCCCAAAACAAATGTGGCAACTGCTGTTACAGAGAATAATATACCGGAATGGCGCGAACTGACTTTTGCCGAGTATTCGCAACTCCCGTCAAGTCCGTTTGTGGGCACAGTGCCGCCTGCCGGTTATTTCAATATTAAACAGGCAGAAGGCAAATACAAGATTGCCAAAATCCCGGTGAACCATGCATTGCTGGATGTTGAGAAAAATCCAATCAGCACTTATTTGAAATACACGGGACCTTATGAATTGTCGTCATTGGGCGAAAAGGATGCCCCGCCATCGGGAAAATACAAGATTCGTTTGGTGACCGAATACAATGCTGATAACACACCCAAAACAGTTGTGTATGCCATTGCCGATATTCAAAGCAAATATGAGTTGGACAAGAGCGACGACACATATACCACTTTATTAGCAAGAAAATCGGTGACTGATGCGTTTCCCATGTGGCGCGAATGGACCTTTGCGGAATATTCGCAAGTGTTGTCCACCCCTGTTGGACCAAACACACCAGTCCCACAAGGATATTTCAGAATTAAAAGAGGAGACAAATATGAAATTGCCAAAATACCTGTAAACCATCGATTGCTTGGACCGGATGCATTGAATCCAAACAAAACCTATTTATCGTATTCGGGTGCTTACCAGGACATTCCTGGATACACATATCGATATAATAATCAGGGGTCCCCCGATTGGACCGGCGAATTCGCATTAAATACAGATCCAACAACAAAGACTATTACAATGACCACCACACCAGAACCGGCACCATCCGGAAAATACAAGATTAAGTTGGTGACTGAATATAATATTGCCGACAATACACCCAAAAAAGTGAAATTCGTGATTGCCGACATTCCTGCTGGATATGTGATTGACTCGTCCGATGTTTCTCAAACAAAATTGGTGACAACTGCTGCTGTGAATTATGATGCTGCCAGCGCAAAAGACCTGAATTTTCAATATCGACCTGAACTACCTGAAGAAAATGTGGAACCAGATGGTTCTGGAAATAGACCATCCATGGAAGCAGGCGTGTATTATCAATTTGACAAAAACGGCAAATTGGTTGAAATCAATTACAAAGAGTCCAATTTTGCACCGATTCTGTATTACATGCCGGGCGCCTACAAATTTGGGTCATCTGCATATGTTCCAACATATGAAGATAGTGTGTATTTAAGTCGCGAAACACGCAATGCGCAACTGCTGCCGGGTGCGGACCCCAACTCGGGACTTGGTGGTTCGCCTATAATTAATTCGGATTCGCAATTGGGCGGATTCTGCACTGCAGACAAAGACAACAAACAGAAAATGGAGGAAAAATGCAATGCGGTGGACCCGGCATCATGTGCTTCTACAACATGCTGTGTCTTACTTGGAGGAGAAAAATGCGTGTCGGGCAATGAGAATGGTCCCTATATGACTGCTAATTACACGGATTATACACTTACGACAAGAAACAAGGATTTCTATTATTATCAGGGCAAATGCTATGGGAATTGCTAAGGAAACCAAGGTTTCCTTATGATCCTTCCTTTTAAGGAAACCAAGTTAAGGAAACCAAGGTTTCCTTATGATCCTTCCTTTTAAGGAAACCTAGGTTACCCTTAAGGATGGGGTCATAGGGGTTGTCATCCCGCAAAGCGGGATGCGTCGCGCCTTCGGCGCTTAACCATTGGTTTCCCCTAAAAATTGATTTTATCATCGACAGTGTCAATTCATTGTAAAATACAATGCATCGACAATTTAGAATTAGTTCCTTTACACGTTTTTATAGCACAAAACGTGCTATTATATACACAGATGGGTCCTACATAAAAGGGCAGGGCGAAGGCAAGGGCGGAATCGGCATCCATTTTGCCAACGGAATACATGCCGACATCAGTGAGAATTATTCCACGTGGATAGATCCTGTTAAATTCCCTCCTACAAGTATTCGGTGCGAATTGCTCGCAATTTATCGCACATTTTCCATCTGTCTAGGAAAAGGCATCGATGCCGAGATTCATACAGATTCATTGAGTTCGATTGATTCAATTGTGCGTTATGGTCCCATGTGGAACGAGAATGGGTGGTTTCGCCTGGATGGAACTCCCGTAAAAAACATCGATTTAATAATGCCCCTCTATTTGGTTCATTCCAGAATGAACAATCAGTTTATATTCAAACATGTGAAGGCGCACCAAATTGAAAACGGAGTAAAAGGTGAGACAATTACACAACACATGATTGGTAATTCAATTGCCGATTCATTGGCAAAAATGGGGGCAAGAAGAGAATAAAAATATTATCGGCAACCTGTATTTACACCTTTGCACATTCTAAATGCCGTGGAGCATCCTTTGGATGCTCTGCGGCATCTTTGAACGTGCTTAGGTAACTGTCACTTTGTAACTGATAAATTACCTTTTATATCCATGAAATCGCCTCTGGCGATTTCAGGTTATATAATCGGCATTTTAAATGTGCAAAGATTTAGATTTTTTTGCATCGCCTGGTTGCCGGGTTTCGCACTTTGCCTGGTGGGCATGGTTTCAATTGTTTGCGGCATCGCCCTGTCTTAGGGTTGCGCGCCTTGCCGGGCGGACAAGGTTTTGGTGCTTGTGTTGGCGCTAGCACTGGCACTGGCACCGGCACCGACGCTGCTGCTGCCGATGCTTGCGCCACACTCAATACAGGAATGCTTTTGACCGTGGGTCTCGGTCCCGACACCTTCGTAATGACATGATTCCGGAATGTCTTTTTTAATCTGCTCAGAACCCCGTTTTGCAGCAACACCGATTCGTATTCAGCAATCATCGTGTTAATATTGTCCAACCGCGTCATCAAATTGGGGTCAAACATACGCGCAAATAATTGGTGCAAACGCAAATATTCGTCATCGGTTAATGCGCGTTTTGTGTGCATCTTATTGGCAACATAATTCAGCGTAAACCCCAGCGAATTGGAATCCGTCGTCTTTATTGATTTCTCCACAAATATGTGCGGCACCAGTTTGTAGTTCATGGTGCTTTCAATGCTGGACCGCACGTGCGCCTGGATAGTAGCAGTGTTGTTCGGACTCAGATGGTTCTCCATGTATTCGAATGTGAGCAAAAATGACACAGGATCTATATCAAACCGATTCGCGGTTTTGCGTTTTGTTATTACATCCGAAATCATTTGTGTGTGCACATCTACCAAATTTGTTGCGCCCGTGTATGAATACAATTGATCAAAATGTGCCGAATTGCTCATGTATCCTTGTTCCATGGGTCGCGACCAGTGAAACATGCGAGTTGTTGCCAAATTTATAATGTCTCGCATTTGTTTTGACATGGACTTCATCAGTCCAAAATCGATGTAATTGAATTTGACGGTCTCGGACACCGGGTCATATCTCACCACAATATTGTGGGGTTTAATGTCGTCGTGCAAAATGTCGTTTTCGGCAAACAGTTTTAGTCCCATAAATAGAGAATGTGCGTGCAACCAAAACAAATCCACGCGTTTTTGCGATGCGGGACTATGGGATCCCAAGAATTTGTTCAAATTGAATGAGGCAAAATCGTTCAAGTCCATTCCGCCATCCTTGTATTGCAACATGGAATAATCTGCTGATGTGGTGTTTGGTTCTAGTATACGGCATCCCGAGGGTTGTACATGTGCCACATAATCTGCCTCTAATATTTTGCACTTTTGCGGTTTTCCTAAATAGTATTTGTGTTTTGGGTCCGCGGCAGCAATGCGGTCATATTCAGTGTATTCTGAATTTGCATGTTTGTTTTTCATTACTTTCGAGACCTTTTGGTCGATTCCTGTATTTGGCGCACCATCGCATTTTATTGCCGGGCGAAAAACGCACCCATAGGTTCCTTCGCCAATTAAATTTGGTTTACTTGTTGATGCACTCATTGTTGTATATTTTATGTTGATGTAAAAACATGGGTATTATTTAATGAAAGGGAAAACTGCCGTTTTTTCTTATAAGGGAAAGGGTTAGGGAAAACCGCAGGTTTGCCCTGAAAATTGATTCTGAATTCAAAGAATATAAACATGA